GAACAAACTCTTACCGCCACCTGATGCCGCACACCAAATGTTAAGTTCACCTCTGTTAAAGCCACCATACAATTTCTTGTCTACACTTGGCCATCCTGTGCTAACTTGACCGTTTGAGTTCTTCAGTCCTTCAAGGCGTTTGCGAGGATCCTCAAAGTAGTCTGTGCCCATGTCTTTTTGTAAACTGATCTGCACAGCATCCTTGATCATCTTTTCTACTGGACCATAGTCGCCTTTATCCAACAGATCTGCTGATTTTAAAATTGCTCGTTCCAGTGCTTTGTGACGTGAAAATTGCTCAAATTCTGCCATCAACCAATCATAGTTTTCCTTGGGCAATGCCGCCGGATTTAAGTTAGTGTCACACGATGCATTAACAATCGAAGCCTCTGGCATGACTTTGTATTCGTCGACATAGTTCTTGATAAATGTCGCTACGTCCTGCAATTTTCTGTCGAAGTTTTCTGGGTCAAATATGTTGTTACACCGAAAAAATGTCTCAGCATCGCTCATGAACATTTCAATGTAGAGCTTCTGAACATCTGAACTGTAGTTAGGTATTTGATTAGTCGTCATGTTTGTTTTCAAGTTGTTTTTTCAATAGTTTAATTTTTGTCTCACCTGTCTCACGGTATTGCAAGATTGTGAAAAGTGTGTAAATTCTGCCAAATTTCTTCACCGCATCTGCCACGTCTTTTACGTCTGGCCCCCAGTCTGGCAAACTGACCGACCAGTGATTGTCTATGGCCGCGGATATTAATTTAGCCCCGGCCTTGTCATTGTCCGGGACAATAATGACTTCACGACCAAGTGAAGAAATTCGTGAAATTTGAGTGGAATTTGGCTCATTGTGCATGATAGCAACACCATCTACTGCAATGGCGTCAAACTGACCTTCAACAACAATCACAAATTTCCTATTTTCGTCCTGTCTGTCTAGATTAAAAACGTATCCCGGTTGTGCTGTGGTCAAGTACTTTGGCTTGCCTTCCTTGATTTTTCGGGCTGTCCAGCCTACGACCATATTTTTATGGAAAAATGGCAAAATCACGCGATCCTTGTAACCAGCCTCGGGAGTCCACATCCATTCATACCAGTTGAGCTCCATGCCACGGTCGAGTACATAGGCAACTACATTTAGAAAATCCTCATCCTCATAACCTTCGTCTATCCACTGATCTATAGTTTTGCAATTTTCTGGTAAATTTCGTGGTTCCAGCCCAAAATTTAGGGGTATAGGTGTTTTGTCTAATTCTTCTTTATTCTTCAGTGCTTCCAGTGACAGTTTGCTGATGTCGCTGTCGGGTACTCCCATCCACCTCATGAGATTTTTAGTATTTTTACTTAATAGTTTACCAGGCATCCATCCAGCTTTGAACCCACAGTTAAAGCAATGATACTGAAAACCGTCATCACCTGAGGTTTTTACACCACCACGTTGTCTCTTGTCTGGTGAGTCTCCGTTGTGTACACAACAGGGTGCGTTGAAGCTGATCCATCCACTGGGAGTTGCCTTTCTTTTCGGAGGTAAGAAGTTTATAAAGGTCGCTTGAATCAGGTTCATGCAACTATTTTAACTTCTAAATAGGACTTTGTCAAGTTTTCCGTTAGGCCAGTATGGTTGCCCAGGCAGTGGGTTACCAGGTACGCTGGCCCCGTACCAATTCGCCCCGAGTGCATCACCGTCCGGAATGTACTTGACTTTGAAATTGGTATAATTACCACTTAGATTGAAGTAGTCAACCCCGGTAAAATTGCGATTATAAGGTATTGATTGCAGTAGAGCATATGATTCATTTGCATTGCCCTGTCCACTAGGTGTATCTTCCAATGTTCCATAGATGTCTATATGTCCCTTGAAGTTAGTTAGATAAAATGCGAAAGTTTGTAGGCCATTATTTGAGTTGAAAGCAGGATTAGCTTGCACAGTACCGCTACTAAATGTCCACCAGTTAAATTGTGGGATACCTTGACGGTCAAGCGGTGAGTCTCGATACCAGTTGAATGCGTCAGTTGAAAAACTTTCGGTCAAAAATGGTTCAACGTCTTCGCGAATCTCGGCCGTGCCATTGACCCCGTAATAAGTATTGGAATATGTTGGGACGTAGCTTCCGTCAGTACCAAGGGCAGTGACACTAAAGGTATATGTCTTTGGTGCAAGATCCATGGTATCGCTTTCATTCAATGTTAGAACAGCTAGACCTCGTGTGCCTGTGGTAACACCGTCGTCTAAGATGACTAATTCTTTTGGTTGAAACGGCATGATGTTATCGTGGTCGAACATTCTGAAGAAAAATGTGCCGCTTGAGATTGGGACTGGTTTTTGGTCCGAATTTTTAAACTGTATTTGGACCTTGTTTTTAAGTCCCTTCTGAAAAATAAGATTGCGTTGGTACATGACGTTGTTGACACCCCGTGAGTTATCCAGATCTAACGTTATAGCGTAAGAGTTGGTATATAAATAGATTGGTAATTTCTGCATACAGCATATTTATAGGTTAAATGAAGTCAAACAAAGATCAAGAATTCCAAAATAAGTTTCCTTTCATAAGTTGTGTAAAGGTTAATGATAACGAGTACGTTGGCATTGTTATTAACAATGACGCCAACGTTACAAGCATCTACGATTTTAGCGTAATTCGCACAGAATATGAAAAATCCATCTTTTTAGAGCTTGGAGAGACCTGGTGGTGGGAAAGCAATCGTAAAATACCTATTAATATTTTCTTAAAACAAGAAATGACAATTTTTAGACCATATATTAAAACATTTAACAGTAAAGATCTTGTTATACTATTTGGCCCCTCAGTGAATTTGAGCGAAATTGCAGAAAAACGCGTCAAACGTAAGAGTATACAGTTAGTTAGAGCACCTAGGCGTAGGGATAGCTAATTGATTCGCAGATTTGATTCATCTGCACCACAATAGCATGAGCATAGGCAACAGCATGACTTTTCTTAAAGTAGTAGGCTTCTTCTGTTTTAATCCAGATTTCATTTTCCACTGCTTGGAAGCCCTTTTCAATGACAATTGCCACAAGATGCTTTTTCCCCGGTCTCAGCAAGGCTAAAAACATCGCCAGTTCTTCAATACTTCTAGGTTTCAACTGTGCTATTAAACTATGATAGCCGTTGACATGAAATATCAAATCACAAAAATCTTTTTGTTCCAATAGATCCCACAATGGCTCAACAGCCAGCAGTTCTGTGATGTGTTTTTCGCTTTTTATTGAATTGTACACACTGGCATTCAAAAAATCTATTTTAAAATACCCCCGCTCTTCTGCTTCCTTATAATCTATAGTAGATAATCCTGTTAAAGGATTGTAGGGAATAGAATGACAATAAACACCTGTGTTATGTTTCTTATCTCCGTTGGTTGCCGTGATATTTTTGACAATATCCAGTATTTTTGTTCTATCGGCAAAGTCAATGTCAATATCCGGCATAGTCGCCTCCACACATTTTTAACATTAGTTGATAACGTTCGTATGCTAACTTCACAGCAGGAACATTATCACGTATTTCCATCTCTTTATATTTCTGTTCATCAATCGCGCTGACAAAATCGTCTAATTTGTGGATGGGAATGTGGATAGCAACAGCATCAACAGTTTCAGTCTTGTAGTCAACCTGCGGGTCATTACAGTCAGACCAGTTAACCTTAGTACGTCTATAGAATTTTTTGTCACTCGGTGACGGAACAGCTTCAAATGCTTCACAGAATCTTCTTAGTGCGCCTGAATATGGCATTGGTTTACTCAATTCCGCTCCCCTCACATATTTCTCTCACTACAGCAACATCTTCCTTGTTTGATTTAAAGTGCTTGACCCAATACGGAATGTCTAGTGCCTTGTCAATCAATTCCAACTGTTCATCGTTGAAGTTTTCAAGCATCTCCTTGCCGCTCTTACAGTTTAACATGACCCATGCTGAAATCTTTCCGTTCTTGATATCATGTACTGCACGATTGAAGTTGACATAATTGAAATAGTGATTCCATTGAGCTCCGCTAGAGTCGCTCCATTCAATCATAGTGGTAATAGTTCGTTGGCATGCGGCTTCCACTGGTTCTATCTTTAACATTTCATAAAGATATGTGTCATACAGTTCGTCTCTACACCAGTGATCAAGTTTAATGTCGCTTTTGATCACAAATTCTATAAACTTTTCTGGATACAAAGGACCTACATTATTAAGGAAACTACCAAATTTTACAAAGGCATTATAGTATGAACTCTTGCAAAATTCATCATAGGTCTTTTGTTTCTTTGCCCCTTGTCTAATTTTATAAAACTGATTAAACGCATAAAATCCACTCTGAACACGCTTCTCATCCTTTTGCATTGCCCTACGCTTTGGCTCACACATGTGGGCAAATAAGGTCTTTTCTTTCATGAAGGCCTTGCCACAATGAGCGCAATTAAAAGGTTGTTCAGACAATTGAATCATTCTGCGGGTTCATATGTTGCTTCAAAAATATCTGGTTTACAGGCGTAAAATTCGCCTTGTACACCTTTTATTATCCAGTCACCTTCTGTGGCGATGTGTTTAACTGTTAAGTGGATGCCATCTTCCAATGTTCCTAGCTCTACTTCACCTTTGGCAGTGGGATGGCGTTGCTTACTGAACTTGCCTAACGCATTACCGCAGAACTGTTGAAGGTAATGGATGCCACGTTCGCTATACTCAAATTGAATTGCTTCGATTACTACTGGTTTCTTTCTAAATTTCATTCGTACTCCTTGCGTTGCTTCTTGTCAAAGCCCATCTTATCAAAAAGTTCTTCTCTATCAGCTTTGGTCATCATCTTAGCCCATGCCTTGATGTCACTGAGCTTCATCGCAGGATTTAATTCTGCTAACAGCTTTTCAATTTTAACTGCTTTTTCTTTTGTGCCTGCTTTGAGATAGGGATGGTATGTCTTAACACCTGCACCGCACCCTGCAAACAGTTTCCACAGCAATTCTTTATGATTCTTGCTTAACAACCAGTGATGCTTGTTTACAAGTTCATTAGTTCTTTCTAAGAACCATTCTTGTAATTCTGTATCTCCCTGTACATTAGAACTGTAGCGCATTAGGATAAATGGACTGAATTCTTTCTTTTCTTCAGGCGTAAGTTTACTGTAGAAATCATAATCTCTCATGTCTATAGCATTTAATTCTCGTTTAATGTCAAGCATCTTTGTCCTTGCTTAGGTGATATATTATTTTAACACGTTCAAGGGCTTCGTGTAAAGTGGGATTGGACTTAGCCATGCGACGAATTTCAGCCCACATCTTATCTTCCATTATGTGATCGTGCAATGGGCGGCCATCGTTTGTTCTTGGATCAAAGTTTGGATCAGTTTTATCGTAGTCCCATCCAACTACTTGTCTAGTGCTAGGATCTGCACCAAAATCTCTAGCGTATACCACTTTGCCTACACGTTCATGAATGAGCGTTGCTCCAGATTTAAGATTTCCCATGTTACCAACATCTAGTATAGTCTACGATTTCACTTTGGCGACTGACTTCTTTAACAAAGAACGCACACATTGGTTCATCGCCACCAGTAAGTGGTGTTGTTAGTAGTTGGCCGGGTTTCATCTTTGGAAAGTACCATTTTACATCTTGGTAGACATTAACAATATCAACATCATGAAATTCAGGACGGAAGCTGGTTAATGGATTGAAACAAAATGTCCTAAATCCTCTATCATTAAGACTCGTTAACGGTAACACTTCCATTTCTGGGCCTTCTGGATCGCCTACAATCGTACACCAGTCCAACGGCATGGTTACTTGATATGGGCCGACTTGCAATACTGCGGCAGGACCGGTAAATGATTCTAAAAAGATCAAAGGAAGGAAAAAATAATCAGGATTTTGGGAATCGCTGTTATCTAAAACTGAGTATCTAAAATCCTCATCGATCTCCTCTGGTAGATCATTCAAGTAGAATGTCTTGTTGTCTAATGTTAATATTTGCATGTTATGTTTTTACCTTTTCAATTGTAAAAGGATATTTGGCTTCCTTATAAAATTTCTTACGTTCTGTTAAATGTCTCTTGGCGTACTTCGTGTTGGCTGTGATGTCCCATATTTGGACAAAGTCTTTATCTTCTGCTTTGCGAATACCTCGTCCAATACTTTGTATAACTCTAACAAAGCTCTTTCCGGCTTCCAAAAGAACCAAATTAAAAATACGAGGGATATTAATACCCACAGCGGCCACACCATAAGTCGCCACAATAATCTTGTCATCATTAGTTGCCACTTCACGATATTGTTCCTTGCGTTTTGTTGATTTTATCTTACCGCTGATAAAAACTGCTTCAGGAATTTCATTAATCATGAATTCACCTGTTTCGATTCTATCTACCAATACAAGAGTGTTGCCGGTGTCTGCGATGCCTTTGACTAACTTACTAACCCACTCCATTCTTGTACTATCTGTCACAAGATACTTTAATTCTTCGGGATAAGTTTGAAAGTCTCTCCATTCTTGAGTTTGAATTACGTTCACGTGACAGGTACTCAAGATACCTTTTTCTTGTAGCTCGTGTGCAGTAACATAGCCAACAACCTGTCCAAGACTACACTTAATACTTTCAAACTCGAGCGGATCTTTAGGTACAGTACCAGTAAGTCCCCAACGAATAGGAGCATTACGCAAGTTCTGCGTCAGCAAATTCTTCAAGACTTCTGCCTTGGCTTGGTGTACTTCGTCGACGATAATGCAACTAACACCTTCAAGGAACTCGGCCAATGTGATAAGATCTGCTTGACCGTTTTTAGTTTTTTTATCGAGTATGTTTAGACTTTGCCAAGTACAGATGGTATGTGTCTTGCCTAGATCCTTACGATCACCGTAGTAAACTCCAACATCTAACCCAACGTTGACATAGTCTTCTTCAGTCTGTTCTACAAGACTTTTATTAGGTACGATGACTAGGCTTCGTCCATACTTTTCACAAATTTTACTTAGTGTAGCAGTCATAATAGTCTTACCTGCGCCCGTTGCTACTGACTGCAATGCTTGGGGATTTTCTAAGAATGTATTAACAACTTCAACTTGGTCGTCACGTAGTCTAATCGGCTCGCCAGCAAATCTGTGCCCCTCTGGCCAGCACAAGTCGCCCCAAAAGTCTTCTTTGATCTTTTCAAATTCTAGTACAGGACTAACTCGTTCATCTTCTACCTCAATATAATATCCTTGGCTTTCTAAGTAAGGTAATATTTGATCGAGCATACTAACATATGAAGTTCCGCCGAGCCCAAAGAAAGACGTACACCCATCCCATCGACCTAGTTTGTATGCAGGCTGATATCGAGCGGCTTGATTAAAATACTTGAATTTTTTTACTAATTCTTTTCTAGTATCTAAATCTAAATTCTCAAATTTTACGTTGACTTCATCTCTGATGGTCAATTTGGCGGTAGACAAATAGTTGCTCCTTGCGGCTTCTTATCATTATAATACACTATATTGGCCGGTGATGTCAAGAGAATGTTCATACTAAAATGCATATTACTGTAGTAACCCAAGTTGATTACGGTATTGAATACGACACCGGATTTGACCAACGGTTTGGGGATTTTAGTACTGACAAATACGATTTTAGTATTTTCGTGGATATTGTTGTTTAATTCATTTTCTTTAACATAGGCATTGAATCCGCCGTTATCTTGATTTGGAGTTCTAAACATAACAGCAATATCTTTGTTTTCAATTCCGATAGATGCCGCACATCTATGCCATGCTTCGGTGTGTTTAATTTCACTTCCGCCCGGGATCACTATTAACGTAGGTCCGCCAAACATCAACAGATCTTTAAAGTTTTCCAACCCGTATGATCTATTATCAATATATACTATTCCGGTTGCATTTAACATTGTGGTAGTAACCGGCGAACAGGATGTTTTTCTAAGATCAGCATCAATCGATTCGTCCCAAATACTTACGCCGTAGTTTTTTGCATGATATAAGAATTCCACTACATTGTCAGTGTCTGGTACTGGAATTTTATTAGATGCATTTTTGAATGAAAAAATAGAGTCAGCTTTGACTGCGGTAATTGCATATTCGTTAGCATCGGCAATTATTCTGTTAATGATATTGTACCACTCAAGAAATGTTGCATCTGCTGTAAAATTTTTAGGCAGCAAGTTTGAGCCTAGCCATAATACAGTTTCTTCTCTCAGGCTGAATGCCCAAACTTTATCTTCGTGATTCCATGCACCAATATAAGACTTTGCAGTTGACGATACGTAGACATTCTCAGGTTGAACTGCCGCTTCAGATACAAACTTTTGTATGTCCTTTATCAGTTCTTCGTCATAAGGAAACCTTACCTGTATGGTACCATTGCGCACAGCAATAGTCTTTTCAATATGAAGTTTTCTAAACGGATGGGCGAAAACAGGATTGTCTAGATCGATCTTAGTTTTAAAAAATACTTCTAAAGGAATTTGATACTTCTTTAGCAGTCTAATAGATAGTGCCGCTTGTTTTTCAGTGAGAGTATTACCAGTAGATAGCTGAGTAGACAGTGACTCAATGAAATTCTTTTCCCAACCATGAGATACAATCTCAGGTTCGAATATAAACGTGTCGCCACACGCTAGACGTTGTATTAGTGTTTCGACAAACATTAGATATGCACATCTTCCATTCCGGCTGTTCTAAGTTTGATAATGTTAGAAACTTGCCATTGTTTAATATCAAGGCCCTTAATAATTCCTAACCATTGATTACGCAACAATGCAAATTCGTTGATAATCTTTTCTAGGTCAACTACGTCGGCCTCACCGTCAACATACTTTTCGCAGTCTCTGCTACTTAAAGCTCGTTGATAATTTTCAAGATACTTCTTAAACGCCTTGCTACGAGTACGTCTAAGTTCTATGTTAAGGTATTCCAACACAGCTTCAATTTCTTGAAGCTGGTTGAAACGTTGTTCAACGATGCCAGGAAGTGCGGCGCTGGATTTCTCAAGATTTCCATATACCTTAACTTCCTTCCTAGCCTCGTCTAATTGAGAATAAAAATACTCAATACAATCCGGCAAGTGAGAAATATCTCGACTGACCTTATTGTACCACATTAATATTCCTCGTCTTCGTAGCCCATATTATCTTCGTCATATGGCTCATCATCATCCACACCTTCTTCTTCGACTACTAATTTAATAGCGTCATCTAAGTGGGGATCGTAGCCACTGAAACCTGATAATGTGTCAGCACTAATGTCGTTACCTAGCAAGAAATCAACGTATTGATTTGCGGCCATTTCACGATTTTTTTCTGGAATGTATTCTCGGAATATATCCCAAAGGGTAATAATTAGATTTTCATCCATTATGCTTCTTCTTCCTCAGTAGTAATTTCTGTTGTAGTTAAAGACTCTGCCGCCTTGGCATCCCACTCGTTCATGATAACGTGTAGTTTTTCTTCAGTCCAATTCTTACGGAACTCTGCAACAATCTCACCAGTTTCTTTGCTGGTGTATGCTAATTTATTCCCGACCTTAGATAACACACCCATCTTTTCGAACATGTCAACTAATCCACTTGTTGGAGCCATACCAGTTGAATATGGAATCTCAACTTGTACACTTTCAAAAGGTTTAGCATAACGTGTTTTCATGATCTTACATGCGGCGCGGATACCCAATACTTCAGCAACCTTATTACCATCTGCGTCAACTTTGAGTTTCAGCTTCTTCATAGCAACAACGATTGAACTTGCATAGACGAAACCTTGACCGCCACTGATTTTGTCATCTGGATCAAACATGTCCTGACTTGCGTATGTGTGATTTGTACATACCATACCTACATTGTAACTACCAAACATGTTTACACAGTTACGAACAAGACTTGTAAGTGCTTTAGGCTTACGGCCCATATCACCTTTCATCTCGCCTGCTTCAAACTGATTTACGTCAGTTGGAGTCAACAACATACCTAAACTGTCAATTACAAACAATACTTTTGGACGTTCTTCCAAAGGCATTACCTTGTACTCTTTCATGAACTCTGAAATGGTTTTAGCCACGTCATCGATCATGGCCATGTTAAGTTTCAAAAGTTTATCTTCTGAAATATCAACACCAAGATCCAACAACCACTGCTTGTCCAGGGCATTCTCTGAGTCAACTAAGACTACAAAGATACCTTGTTCTTGAGCGGCACGGATAATGTTGCCAGAACAGATGTAACTCTTACCTGCACCTGATTCGCCAGCAAAAACTGTTACTTTTCCCAAAGGGACTCCTTTGAAGAAGTCCCCTGAGATAAGATAGTTAAGGGCGTAATTTCCGGTTGAAATCCAATCGGACGGGTCGTTAAACCCAATTCCCAAGCCATCAATACTTTTAGTGATAGACTTGCGGAACTTCGAAATATCGAAGGCTTTTCCCATAGTCTATCTCCTTATGCTTTTTGACGGTTACGGATCATTGCAAGAATGTCTTGGGCTCTTGCACTTGCTTCACTGCCATTCGACGCTGGTGTAGCTTTCTCTGCCACAGGAGCTTCTTCAGCAACTTTAACTGCGGGTGCTGATGCCGCACTCTCAAAAGGGACTTCATCTTCGTCCACCGGTTTAGCTGCCGCTGGTGTTGCACGTGGTGCTGAACCAGTTGCCTGACCACTACCGCCCATGCCTGCTGGTTTGAAGTACTGTCCCCAACGTTCCATGTCAAATGCTTCACCGTCTACTGACGCTTCAAACATTTCTTTCATAACCTTGAGCTCAACTTCGCCTGGCTTTTTAGGCAGGAAGTCTTTGAGATTGAACAAGCCATGCTCTTTAATAGCCGCTTGTTCGGCATCATCCAATGCACGTTCACGACGAGCGTACTTAGATGTGCTGTAGTCAGCGTAACCACCTTTTGATGTTTTGGTGATTTTAAAGTCAACACCGCGTAGGATGTCTGTTGGCAAGTCTTCCATATCTGGATCCATTAGTGCCGCTTTAACGATGTTAAAGATCTGGCTACCAATAATGAATCTACGGATTGGATTCTCTGGAGTCTTGTCTTCCTTCAGTGGGCTATCAACCACATAACCTTGGAACAAGTAACTACGCTTCTTCCAATACTTACGACCCATATCTTCCAAACTCTTGTCCTTAAACCAAGGACGAACCTCAGTAAGTATTGGACAGGTCTCGCCCCACATTTCCATGCAAGGTACTTGAACTGTTACGGGTTTAGAATTTGTTTCTCCCTTTACACCTGCGAACGGCAATTTGATCATTGCACGTTCGATCCAGAAGAAGGTGTTGTCGCCATCAGCGTCTGGTAAGAAACGGATAACTGCTTCTGAATTTTCTGGGATATTCCAATGTGGGTAAATTGCGTTGTCGCCACCACCGGTCGATTGACCACTTGATTTTAATTGCGCCGCTTGAAGCTTTGCGCGGATTTCTGCCAAAGATGCCATAATATATTTCTCCTTAATGTTATGCCTTTGTTTTGCCTGTTTCCTAAATGCAACTACATTTAAGAATCTGCATACGTTATATTGTACGCACTTTTATTTATCAAGTCAAGAGAAAAGGCAGAATATTTCTGCCTTTCTTGATCTCTTTTAAAGAGTGGTTTAACCTATTAGTCTTTGTAGTTGTCGTGCTTTTTGCGAATAGTATCTAACTTCTTTTCGCTTGCGCCTTCACGACCAGCTTTGGCTAACTCTTTCATTCCGTCCTTGCCGTACTTCTCATTGCCCTTGGCCGCACGACTCATGGTCTTTCCGGTTGATTCATCGTACTTGTTATACTTGTCACGAACCTTGTCCAAGTTCTTGCCTTCTTTTCCAGCTTTGGCTAGAGCTTTCATGCCATCCTTGCCGTACTTCATCATGCCTTTGGCGGCTTTACTCATTGTTTTCTTGTCAGCTTCGATTAACGGAGGAAGGCCTGCTAATCTGCGCATGGTTTCCATTTGCTTCTTGGCTTCGATCTTGGCTTGTAGGTGATGTACTAATTTCTCAGCAAGAGCACCTGCCGCATCGCCGTGTTCTTTGGCAACTTGGATACCAACTGCTGTAGCACCTAGTGGGCATCCACCGGTCTCGCGATCAATGTGACTTAATACTTTTTCAGCAATTTCTTTGATCGGCAAAGCATTACTTTGGCCGCTTGGCATTTCATTTTCTTCATCCATACCGCCCGTGTCAACACCTGGTTTAATCGAACCGCCTTTGGCTTGCATACGTAACTTTTGCAAGAAACTTGCATCATCATCCTCGTCATCACTGTCTTTAGGAGCAGTCATTGGAGGAGCTTCTTTTCTTAGGCTAGGATCGATAGTTGGCTTTGACGACTGACCAGTTATACGCATCCACTCTGTTTCTGCAAACTCCGGATCCATGCCGTGCCCAACTAATAGATTATCAAAATCTTGTTGCATTTTTTCGTCTGGCTTGACTTCACCGTTTCTGATCTTGTCACGTAGTGCTTGTACCTTGGTATAGATTTCTCTACCATTCGGGCCCAAATCTTGATATGCACCTTCGTTCATGCCTAACTCTTTCTTGCGTTTAGCAAGACCTGCTGAACCTGTGGGGCTCTTTTCTTTTTCATCTTCTAAATCTTTTGTGGATACTTTCCAATCGCCGCCCTTGGCTTTGCGTTGGGACGCAGGAATGTCGCTCTTGTTTGGGCCTTCTACAATTTCATTTGCCCAGTCTTCAAATGCTTCAAGTCCTTCTTTAGGATGATCGTGATCATCGCAGTCACAATCGTCGACTGGTTCGCCGCAGTCGTCACATGTTTCTTCTTTATCTTCACCTACATATTCTGCCAAGTCTAGATCGCCTGCTTCCTGCATGATACTGTACAATAACGGAAAGTATTGTGTTAGGTCTTCTTTAAAACTGCTTATTGTAAATTTAGATTTATAATCTTCAAATGTTGTTGAATCTAATTCTGTTTGTTCCGCAATATCTAGTGTTGCTAGACTTTCTCTCCACTCTGCATAGTAAGTCTGCTTGGATAAGTTTTCGATAGTTGATCTTAATTCAGATAATTTTGAACCGGCGCGGTCAACGATTCCTAATGCTTCTTGCGTAAGTTGTTCGGAGTGGCCGACTTGGCGCTTGAATGTACTCAAAGCACGAATCTGTTCGCTCATTTTGATAATTGATTGACCAGCTTCATCATATGTGGCTCCACCGTTTGATACGTGACGTTGCATGGCTTTTGCGCCTGCCATATGGATCATAGGGTACTTGAACCGTTCGCCTGCTTCGTTTTGAATGAAGATCGATTGAATGTTGTTACTACGGCTACGAGCGCCACGGTCTTCGCCGACCTTGTTATTATGGCGAATAATTAGTAAGGTCTTGTCTAGTGGGCGATAACTGCTCTTTGAGCTACCGTACATTGTTGATTCTGTCATGTTGTCTTCCTTGGGTCCGTTTTGAGCAAGATATTGAAAATCGTTTTTTTCTAAATTGCCCTTTGTGATGTCTCTTGGGTCAAAACGTAGTAGTCTACGCATTGCGAATTGTCTCATTTCTTTTAAGAAATCAAACCAAAATTGTTGGGTAACAGGATCGCGTTCTTCTACGATTCCTTGGCTGTAGAATAATTTTAAATTACCTAAGTCGTTGATACTAACGCTTATACGTCCTAGGTTATTTCCTTCTACAACAAAGTCAAAGTCAAAAAATCTTGCTTCTGTAGGATCGACTGTCACTGCGCCGCTATCATCGCCCATTTGTAGGTTAGAAAATCGACTGCGTACTTTGTCAAATAAATCCTGTGAAATTAGTTCTATAGCATTCATGTGTGTATTTATTAAAAACTGGTACTTACGTATATCGGCAACGGAAGCTCCATTTCGTTGTTTACATAGTCGTGCATGGTATCGTAGACCGCAGGATCCCAGTCCTGTAACTGCATGATCATGCGTAGATTTACCAACATAGATGCCACTAGGTCGTCTGATTCTTCATTTTTACCCGCAAAACTGGTGCCTGTGGCTACGTATGTTTTAAGTTGACTGATAAATGCCTGTGAGTTTATAGTCATCTTTTTGGTTTCAATTAGGTGTTTCAACTTGGCGCATGTTGCGATTTTAGCTTTTTCTGTGGTGTTGTAGCCCTTGCGATATCTTCGAGTATTGCCCTTTTTAATAGGCTCGCTCATGAACATGCCCGGAAATGTTTCTTCGCCTAGCTCGTTAATAGCAACCAGAGCGCCCTCGCCTAGTGTATTATTTTCTACTGAATAATAAATGGTACTTTGCACACCTTTTTCTATGCAGGCATCATCAATGTATCTACACATGTCCCGTAGTATTTTAACTTGACTCTGTACCGGAGTAAGATTATGATGCCATTCTCCTACCTGTATCAGGCTAGGTAATTCTGTAACTTCGATGGCCGCATAGTTACCGCCTGTACCCAGCGCAGGATCTAAACTGAGGATGTAGGTAGATTTAGGGTCAATCTTTTTATACCATCGTGCCTGCCCCATTTTTGTAGTTGGTTCATTTCCTGTCATAGACGCCAGATGAATACTGTTGATAAGCGTTTCATCATAAACTAAGAATTCGCAACCATACTCACGACGGAAACGTTCTTCACCGATGCGGCCTTTTTCCACAGCCGCCCAAGCGTCATCTCGATCTGGATGATCTGACCAATGACTCGTGTATGCGTGGAATCCGTTGATACCTAGATTATTCTCTTTCTGATTTCCAAACTCGTCTTCAGTTTTAATAGCACCAAACCATATTTCAGCAAATTGATCTTCGTCACTGTTAGGAGTTGATGTAATAATGGCCTTACCACCAGTAGCCAGTGTAGGTGATATCGAAGTCCAAAATTCCTTGCCAATGTTGTCAGGAACGAAAGCGAACTCGTCACAGTAGAGTAGTGATATAGACATGCCACGACCTGTGTTTTCTGTCGTTGTCTGCGCTACAATACGTGAATCATTATCAAACTCAATTGACTGTTTATTGTAGCTCTTAACTCCACAACGAATATGATTAGGGCAAGTTTCATATGCATAACGTAGGCGTTGCATAATTTCCTGTGCGCCTGTATATTTGTGCGCGGCAATTAGAATAGTAACGTTTGGATTAAACATAGCATACCAAAGCAGATAACCAACTGCTGTGGTTGTTTTACCACTTTGTCGCGGTAACATGTTTACGTTAAATCTGTATTCGTGTAAACTATCTACAAGACGATCCTGATACTCGTATGCTTGGTACTGTATTTGTCCGCGAGTTGGATGCTGTATGTAGAAGAATTTTTTAAGAAAATATTTATGACCGGTATCAAGGTCTGAACACAACCGTAAATCAACAATATCCTGCTCTGAATATTTCAAAGTCTTATTTGCTGTTTTGATTAGGTTGTTGCTATTGGATAAACTCATACGTTTATTTACTGAAAAAAATAGGCTCCTAAGAGCCTATTTGGTAATTTGCTATTTTAGATATTCTTGATAAAACCTTGATATTCTTGGAATAGTTTCTGTGTCATGTCTAATAAATTATCTTCTTGTTCTGCTGGAACATATTGTTGTTCCAGGCTTTCTGGTAAATTGTTATTAGCTGGAGTAGATGTGTAATCAAATTTACGTACTTTGTTGATGATATTTGCAAAATCGTTTGGATTATAATCTCTAGTTTGTTCTTGTGGGCTGTTGTCAAATTGACGTAGGCTTTCTAGGCCCAGTTCATCTTTACTCGTGCCTGATATTTGGTCAGTCATGTCAGCTACTTCATCGGCCATTTGGCCAACGTCTTGTGTGCCGCCTGGACCTGCTGTGCCTAGTTCTGCACCAGTATCGCCCATGTCCATGCCCATGCTTTCGTCGTCCATCATGCCCATGCTTTCGTCGTCCATGCCAGCAATGGCATCGATAGCAGATCTCATATCGCCGTCAGCGCCTTGACTTGGTTCAGCAGTCAGTGTAGCACCAGCATCTTTAGGATTAATATCTGCTTGGCCAACTTCTTTCATACCTGCTAGGTTTAGGATATCACGCAACATTGTGCTGACTTCGTTTCCGTTAGCGGCTGAAGCATTGATACTGAAACTTGCAGGAACAGAAGGAGATGCTGTTGGTGATGCCATTGGCATTCCAGCTTCACCTGTGATAGATTCTGTAATGACCGCAACGGTTGGATCATTGGCCATTTGAACCATTGGCTTTGGTACATTAGCCTCATCTAATTCGGCTAATTTCTTTATTACGTCGATCATTTGCATGTTATTTCTTCCTTGGATCATAGTCCGTTTCTTGAATTGGACTTGTGTTATTTTGAGGAACTTCGTTAGTTGTTTTTCCGTCAGCGGAACTTGGAATAACTTCTCCTCTTTCTTTACGCATGGCCTTTAGGTCATCGTTTAAGGTCTTTACAAGACTGCTGTTGTATTCGGTCCCATAATACGACTTGGTGTCTATTTTTTCCACTTCTGTGTAATTTGGATCTTGTAGTAATGCGCCTTCGCGCTTGTCTTGTTGTGCTTGGTAAGCTTCAGTTGGTTCACCCGGCTTGCGGACTACGACATAGTCGGGTCCTTTTTCAATTCCAGCTGAAATATATTCGTGTAGTTCATAAGATGTAGTTGGGTACTCGAGTGCAACTTCGTATACCGTAACTTGACAATTGCGAATCTTTGGAAAATCTAATGGCAGTGACTGAATTGGTGATGTACCTGATTTTTTGAAACTTGATACAACAAAGCGTTCCAGCATTTGTTTTAGCTTTTCCTCGCCAGCAAACTCTCCAGCGATCTTAATCTTAAAATCGTAGAATTTTTTGCTTTCGCTAAGGTATTCTTTAAATGTTTTCATAGTTTATTCCTACCCTTTATTTATCCATGTTTTTAAGTTTTGCTATGAGACTGTTACGATCTGCTATTACATAACCTTCACCTGCAACTACGCTATTTCCGTCATTAGGGTTGTCTTTCTTGTCAATTGCCAGCTTTTTAAGCTGTAATTCCACCATTTTTAGCTTCTTATCAATCTTAGCTGACTTGGCTGTTATAGCGGCATTGAGCATGTTACCTGCAACTTCAAACATTCGGGTACTATATCGTGCTTCTACATTCATACCTAAATCATATATGTCATCAAATGCTTCTTCTGCTTTCTTGGCCAGTGCATCTAGCTCACTATCGCTGATATCGCCCAGACCTTTAACCTGCGGAAGTGCTGAGCTGATTTTATCAAATTCGTCGAGAGTGGCTTGTAGATTCACATGTGCAGGAGGGCTTGCTACCGGTGGTAATTCCACAGGTTTTTCATCTGCAGAATTGATGTTTAAAAGTTCTTCAAGTTTCTTAGTCATAACATTACTTATTTTATTTCTTCCCAGTATGGAAAATATCGTTCTCGTTTAAGACTCTGAATTTCATGCCTCTGGATTTAGCCCATTGTGTTGCTACCTGCCACTTGGCTTGATTCTTTACAAACTGTGCTTGGTTATAGGGATTTTTTCCAACTTTTTCAAGTATCTGTTGATTCGCTGGTTTTATTTCCCACAGCTCGATATGCTTCTTTTCTTTCTTATCTTCAAACATCACTAGAAAGTCAGGAACATATACAGTCTGCTTGCCGGTAAGAGGATCTCTATATGGAATTCTCACAGGTTCGCTGGCCCATTGTTGAATAGCTGGATTATTATCACACATGCGCATGACTGCTATTTCCCAACTGCTACGATAGATGGGAACAGTTGACCCTATGTATTTTTCGGGGTTCTTTAAATTGTATTGACCCTTGGCAAATTTTAAACTCAAGATAGAATCTCTCTAGTAACCGATGGAGTAGTTCCATAGGCCGCGCTTCTTCCTAAGAAACTGGTTTTGAATCTGTTGAAGTTTAAAATCTCAGTAACCAGTGCATTTAATTGGGCACCGTCGAGACCTTTTATATTTTCTATAACCTGCATGGGATTATATTGATCAATATAGGCTTGATATAGTATTGCATAGGCAATAGTGTCTGATGCAATATCACTAAAACCGTTGCTACCAAAAAAACCTTTCAGTGCATCATAAGTTCCTGCATCGATGGGAATATTTGTTTTATAAAAATTGTCAATGAGATTTTTAGTGGAGTTTGCACTATCACCATTTTTGTTATTTGAAGGAATATTGGTATATATTGGCATGTTAGTTTATCTTCTTAAGAGGAACCCCACCAGTGATTATGCTAAAGGGAAACTTTTGGTAGTAAGGTATATTTGCAAGATCTTGCAGATATTTCGTTTTTTCGTCCGGAGTCATTCCTAAAGTCAGATCAACTGGTGGGTTAAGATCTACTCCAATGAACTTCGAGTACCACGGTCTATTTGCTTTTTCTTTCAGATACTGTTCTTTTTCGTCCGGAGTCATTCCCACAGTCAAATCAATTCCAGGGCGATTAGCCGCTTCAACAAATTTGTCGTAGGCTGTACGAACTTCTGTTATTTGCCTTTCTATAAATGTAGGAGTCCTAGCTTCTTCTGTTTTAGCCTCTTGTTTTACCTGTCCAATAGATGTCCTTGAATCATAATCATACGCGGCTAAACTGGCTGTATCAGTATCTACAATTTTTTGAATGTTGGCCTTGTTATCTCGAACTGTTTGCAGTTGTTTGTCATACATATCAGGAGAAATATATCCCTGAGCGGCATATTGTTCTCTTAAAAGATTTCCTGCCTGCGGACCATCGGCCGCTGTTGCCTTTGCTACTGCGGCCTCTACATCGTTTTGTTGATATCTAGCCTCCGCGACTTTCTTTTGTAACTCATTTTCTTGGTATATTTGTTGCCTTAAGGCGTTTGCCGCTGCCGTAGGAGTATTAAGTTGCTCAAGATCGGCACCGCTGAGAACAAGTTCGTTTGCGGCAAGAGCAGGTCCTGCACTTATATTTGCTGGCGCACCCGGTGATGGCTCTCCTATCGCTCCTGCAACTGCTCCTGTTTTGTTTGGTACAAATTGTGCTCCATCTAACAGTGTTCCTACCTGTGGGCCAAACCCCAACGATTTACCTAACGACCCTAGCCCACCACCGATGATACCGCCCAATATACCACTATTTGGCCCACCGCCTGCTATTGCACCCTTGATTGCGCTGTTTAAAATACTCTGTCCTTCTGCTTTTAATGATGCACTTGTTATATTATTAAAATTTCTTGCTAGATTAGATCCTTGGATACCTACGTTTAATAAAGATCCTAGAGAGCTCATTGAATTACCGCTTAATAGTTTATCAGTACTACCAAATAGATCTTGTGTGCCCTGTAGTATGCCCCCTGGACCGAATAGAGATGAATTGCCGCCACCAGAAAGACTCAGCGGACTAGGTTTTAGATCATAATGGAATGTGGCGAATCCTGACGGATTGTCTCGAGACGTTCGTCCCTCGCCATAGAATACAGTCTCGTATCCTAGACTGCATCTGCTCTGTGCAAATTTATTGCCCGATGATTGATCAAGTTGATCATGTTCCCAACTTTCGAACAAGGGATTTACTAGAATATAACTGGTAAAACGTTTTGCATTCAGTTGATAGATTGTCACAGCATTGAAGAACGGAACGCTTTGATTGTTGTTTAATCCGAATTTACCGTGTCCACCTGGGCGGCCATCTGGTAACTTAGTAGTGGGCCCTGTAGAATACTTTGTATTTCCATAATCCGCCCTTACTCTATCACTGGCAGCAAGTTGATTTGCGGTCCTAACTGTTTGTCCGTGCCATGTGTCTCTATAGTAGTATCTAAAATAGTTTACCCACAAGCTGTTTGTAACGTTACTCATGTCATCATGGAACGTCATAGATATAGGTTCGTAGGTAATTTTTTGTTGAATACGTGTTTTTCTGTTATACTGATTTAGTGTTTCAACTGCAATTTTAAACTTTGGTAGGTCAACAGCTTTGACTAACATACCCGCTTCGTATCCCCTCTTTTGTTCATTCCACTGCACTTCTGATATAGCGGCAGGATTGATTGAAAATACTACGTAGTAGATCCAGCTGGTTTTTGGAGCAAGGGCGAACGTGTCGTCAAGATAAAGGCGACTGGCATGAGCATAATCATGCATGGTACCTTGATTGGTGTAACCTGAGAGATAATCAACTATGGATGGCATATAGATATTTAGTCGTAAAAAAACCTGGAGGTTAATCCAGGTTTTATATCCTACTGATAGATTAGCCTGTAGCCAATGTACCTAGTGTGCGGCCGACTGCTACGCCAATACCGATTGGGTTGCCAGTGACATCTGTCTGTATTGCGTTATCGTAGGCAATAGATAGTGTGATATCCATTGCATCTGAAGAACTGTAATCGCCTTGTTGGTATTGTGCTTGTTTCACATAGCAACCTAACAATTCAAATGTTTCTAATACGTTAGGAGTATATGCACCATTACCACCGTCAAGAATTTCAATCTTTGTAGTAAATTTGTAGTCAATACCAGAAGCCGCAACTGCCTGTTCAAAGAAGTCAAATTGTTTCTGTAATTGCTCACCAACTAATCTGCTGACAGCACCTGTAACATCATCACGTACAACCAATTGGATGTCTTCCCACTTGTGCTTACCAGCGTATTTTACACGGCTGTTATAAACATGTAGTTCGACTTCGTCAAAACTCAAGTTAGGACGACCAACAGTTACGACCTGTTTAGTCATTTCTGAAGTAGGTTTTGATACTCCAAAGTTTTCTAATGTTACGCGAAATCTGTACTTTAGCTTTGGCATCAACAGGCCTTGGCTTGTTGAACTTTGACCTGGTGGTAGCGGTACAGATAATTTACTTAAACTTGCAATAGCCATTTAATATGCTCCTTGTTCTATGTTATTTACCATTCCCATTAGCCCTTTGATACCTGGCCAAAGTTTCCTGATTTAATTGCGCCGGTATTGAGCAAGCGAACTGGAATGTAGATAAATTCAACTGCTTTAACTGGTTCTATCGCAATATCAACCCATAACTCAGAACGATCAATACGTGCTGTGGTGTTATTGCTTGTGTCGCATACAACGATAAAGTCATATAGCGCACGTTGTCCAACCAACTCTAATAAGAAACTTTCGACTGCGTTCTTAACTTCGTTACGTGTCAACTGATCATTTGGTTCGAACAAGTATGGACGAACAATCAGATCTAACTGACGACGAGTGTATGCTACTAGACGAGATACGTTAATACGATCTAGCGCACTTGTGCTGTTGCTTCTGCTGTAGTTACCAAAGTTTAAAATGCCCGAGCCATTTAGTGTGGCAATTGGGTTGATTCTAACCGTCGGCAGGGCCATTACATCACGTATACCTTGTGGCAATGCTGATGGAACAAAGTCGCCTTCTGGATTGATATAACCAACTGATGTGGCATTGTCCACACCGCCGCGGCGTACACCCGCTGGAGCAAACCACTGATACGATTTACTGTCGCTGTTGATGAATGTGCGTAGCATCATGTGGCTTGGTGGAACAACAATATAGTTACCTGCATTATCGTTAGCATAGCCACTTGGATAGAACAATGCTGTGTAGTCATCGCGTGTTACCGCGCCAGCCTCACCGTTGTCTACTGCTTTTGCAGAGTTATTACCGTATGCCTGGATCTCTGTACCAGTTGCTTTCAATCGGAATGGAGTATCACCAATGATAAACGCTGTCTGTGCGCGATCACCATTTAGTGCAACCATGTTTGTAATTGCTTCAGGATATCCTGGGCAAGCCATTAAGTTGAATACTAATGTATCTGTATCTTTCAATCTATCATTAGTGTCTATTAATGCTTTGAACGCTTTAACAACAAAGCCACGCTGTGCATGACGACCAAATGCGCCTGAACCGTCAGCGTTGTTAGGACTTACTGAAACCCAACGTGCTGTATTATATATTGTTGTTGCGTTTGATCCGTCCATTGGATCGCCTGTACGAATATTTACACCATTGTTATCGTTTACGTCGATGTAGTTTGAAATGTATTGTTTTACATTATAACCAGAACGGCGTAGATTCCATAGGCGTGTACCACGTGGATATAAACCTGGATCTGGAGCATCTGGGTCAACAAAGTCACTGGCTAACAACTGTGGAAGTGTGCCTGCTGTTGTTGCATAACCGTTTGCGGCCCAACGTGCATCGTGGAATACCCAACCGTTTGGACTTGTTTGATCTGTAGGATCTTGTGTTTCCCACTTCAATGTATTACCGTTGTAAACATAAAAATCTTTGCCATACATGTCCATGTCACCTGTTTGGATCCAAATGTCTCCGTTGGCTAATGCGGCGCCAGTACTCTGTGTAATGGGCTGTGTTACTGAAATAATAGGACCTGCTGGATCTGTTGCTGGGAAAGCATTTTTGTAACCTGTCCATTTAGTACCGTTGTGATACATGATGTCAACTGTATTGAATACGTTGCTGTACCATAGTGTACCGTCTGCTGGTCTAGATGTAGGAGCTGTTTTTTGCGGACTAAACACCAAAGGTGCCCAATTGCTTGCTTTAGATGTGTAACCGTCAACTTCTTTTGTACCAGCGGCATAGAAGTTTGTGGTACCTGTCCATGTATCAGCGATTGTGCTATATGTGTACGGTGTAAATCCTGCGGTAGATAAAATACCACTTGGATCTTTAAATTTAATCTCGCCACCTGCTGAGTGTATGATAGACACAGTTCCGTCTGCATTTAACAAAGCGGAAGTATATTCAAACCCACCGGCATTGATAGCAGTTACCAGTGCAGATAATGTTGTACCCACTAGGGTGATTGCTGTTTCGTGTTCTAGTTCTGACGAACTTGTACCACTTTCTTTGATTGTTAGAACTGCACCATTAGGCAGTGTGGGTGCAGGTGACAATGAAGTGCTGGTAATTGTTGTGGGAGCAACCGCTGAGCGTCTCCAAATACGGAAATCTACATATGAAGCAAAGTTACTTGCTGTAGTAGCTGTACCATTACCGTGGTTAAAATTACTTTCAACAAACAAGGTGCCTACAGCAATCTTTGCACCACCTGATGTTTTATCTAGGTTGTAATTTGCTGTCTGTGCATCTGGATAGATAGGTGCGGCAAATTGTGTAAATGCCTGGGTAGTTGCATTGTATTGTTTTACGATCCAACTGGCGCCTTTATCGGGACTTGTTGTTTTAACATAAACAGAGCCACTTGGTCTTGAACCAAAGTCTGGATACTGAGTATGTGGTCCAATGAATAGCTGTGGACCGTAGTATGTCTTGGCTTTGTAGCCTAGCGTAGCCAAGGTGCTGTTGGTGCCGCCGATGGTAACTGTTCCGGGATTCGCATCAGCATAGATGTTTAGCTTACCAGCTTCAGCTTTGGCGCCAATTCCACTTGTGTGTAGTGTGCTGTTGATACTTTGTGCAATAGATGCAACTGTAGAAGCTGTGCTTACTGCTACTGTAGTACCATTAATGATCAACGAACCAGATGCAGAAGCAAAACTTGCATTGACTGTTGATGTTGTGCTGGTAACTGTTGGATAACTTGTTACCCAGACTGTTGATTTAAATGTACTAACGTTGGCATTTGTAGCAAATGCTGTTTCGCCTGAGCTACCAATCTTGACCCAATTACCGTCTTGGTTTTTATATTGAGCTTCGTTGGTGTTTCCATGATCTGTACAGATTGCATAAGAACCCAATGCACCGAATCCTGGACTAATTGTTACACCATCGTTGCCGACTGTTGAAATTGCAGAGTTAGTAGAATCGATAACTGCTAAAGATTGCACACTGAATGAGCCTGCTGTTGCGTCCCATTCAAATACACCAAATTTAGTGTTTGTGGTATCTAACCAATATGTTCCGCCTGCTGGTGCGCCTACTGGTGCTGAGCTCTTTCCAACTAATTGGCCAAGGTCAACGTCTGCACGGGCAACGAATACTCTTGAGCTTACACCCAATACTGAATATGCGGCTTGTAGGCCGTACTCGTTACGCTCTCCGCCGTTTACCGGATTATTACCCGAATCAACTTCAAAGATTGGAGTACCGAATGTATCTGTAAGATCTCTCTGACTGGTAATAGTCCAAACTTGATTTTTATACTTACTTGTAGTACCGGCCGCGGTGCCAGTTCCTGAAGAATTTTGTTTATTTGCGGCAGTAGCTATAAAGATTAGAGGTACGGTCCCTGGAGCCGCCGGAGTATAAAAACTCTCGTTTACTATGCTTACTGATACGCCTGGTGAATTTAATGTTGCCATTCTATGCATCTCCCATGTAATGGTTTGTTCATCAGTATTTAGCGGTTGCACCAAATTTCTCTTGGTTAAATACCTATGAAAAGGGCACAAAAAGGGCGGGTATGATTAGATCATTATGTAAAACATGCGGCAAGCGACCAGTTGCTATTAACTATCGCAAAGGCGAAAGAACTTTCTATAGGAAGATGTGCGACCACTGTGCAAGAGGTCGAGAACCAGGCATAGCCAAGTGGCAGTTAGCAGGATACAAGAAAAGAGATACTTGTGATAGATGTAACTTTACCAGCAAATATCCTGATCAATTTGATGTTTTTTTTGTAGATGGTAATTTAGAAAATTGTCGGCATGCTAATCTTAAAACAGTCTGTGCGAACTGTCAACGATTATTGCACCAACTCAAGCTACCTTGGAAACGAGGGGATCTTCGAGCAGACTTTTAACCTGGGCAAATAGGTCGTCTATAGTGTCGTTATTATCCATGACAGCATCAAACTTAGTGCCAACCCATGCTGTCTCACTGGCATGAATCCCTAACTTTTGCATACGTGTTTTTGCCATCATATAATTTATACAACGGTCCCCTGCATTCATATCGGCAGCATCATTATACCATTCTGGCTCCGGGCCCCGAACAACACGTATTACGATGCCACCGGCATCTTTGATTGACTTAATTTCATTGGGAAAACGACAGTCGCTAATGACGATATCGTCTGTTGAGTTACGAAGTTTATTTTCCAGAGAAGCAATCCAGATATCGTCATGAAATGCTTTACGACAAACTTCAGTGCCCCAGTATTGTAGAACCCATCGTGGAGTAAGGGTAGGCATGTTTAGACGTTCTGACCACCACGGATCTACTTGTTCACGCCATTCGCGGGCCTGCTTAGTGCGGCCTTCTAGCATAGTCCTGTCCCAACCAAATACTCGGGCTACTGCGTCTTTAAGGGAATTTGCAAATGATTCTCGGCGGAAGCCATGAAAGTTAGTGAGATAGTCTGCAATAGTATCTTTGCCAGACCCAATAAATCCACACACGCCAATAATCATAGTATCCCCTTAGTCGATACTATATTTTATTACAATATGATGTAAAGGTCAATCCTTTTTGGATCTTTTGGTTGTCTTTTTTGCGTTCCAATTTGATATTGGACTTTGGATGTTGGTGTCGGATGGTTCTACACTCTTACTTCGCTTGGCGAGTTCTTTACCGTCTGTGGGAATTGTAGCCATTGCCTGCATCATCATGAGATGCTCTAGATCTGTATAGGGAAATGCTATGTTAAACTTTTCTATAAAGCTGGCGCCGTCCATGTCTACTGGCTTTTTGTTAGCTCCGTCGGCCATTGCTGTAGCCATCATGATACGATTTAGGTGATAGGTACGGTCGTAACCCCCAACATCTCGCATAAGAATAGAACCTTGACTTTTATGTTCTAAGTCTTGTGGCATTTGGCCGTTACCGCGGGCTTCCATTAATTCACGTATTTTCATATTAACCTCTTACGAACCACATTGGTGTTTCGCCTGTTTCACTATTTCTAATAGCAGTTTCTAACTTTTCGATCTCTTGCTGGCCTTCTGCTTTTAACGCATCACCATTTAGTGTAGTACCACCTTGAGGTCCTGCAATTTGACTAAATTTACTGCGAGCTTCACCTAGGATAATTTTACAATTAGCCAGTGTATAGTCTTTAATCCATATGCCTGCGTAGGGATCTCTTACAAGATCAAAGTCCGGTCTATGATTATTAACCCATAGTAACAGAGTCTCTTGTCCTCTGGGACGTTGCATAAGTGTTAATTTCTTGTTAGCAGGATTGAAACGGAAGTTAATAAAACTACCAAACATTTTACCTACTAGATTTTGATAACTTGCAAAGGCAAAATAAGTTGCCAATCCGCCCATGTTACTGCTACTTAACAAATATGTGTTGGTGTAGGCCAAGTTAAATGGTTCAAATAGTGTACCAGTATCGCCGCCGCCGGTGCGTGAACCAATACTTCTACGAAATACTTCACGAACACTCATAACTTCGGGCGCCAATTGGTATTCGTTAACGTCTTGATCTAGTGTTAAAAAAGCATAGCTTTCTTCCACACTATTTGCGCTACGTTGACGATATACAGCTAGGGCTCGATCTATGGCCGTGTTATAATTTTTAGGCTCAAGTTCAACGTCAACCATGCCGTCGCCCAGCATGTTTTTGACGTAATCTATAATTTCTTGACGGGCGTTACTTGTATCACTCATGCTTATATTTAGTTAAATACACTACTATGCCAAGACTCTCTTTATACCGTCCCGAAAAGGGCAACGATTTCAAGTTCCTAGACCGATTAATTAATGAACAATTTCAGGTCGGGGGCACCGATATCTATATACACAAATATCTAGGTCCTATAAATCCGCAAGACGGAGAAGCAAGCCCGTCTGTTCCTGTCAATACCAACCCAATAGGCGAGCTAGGAATACAAGATGTGCTATTGATGGAGAATAGAGACCGTCATTATTCGCCTGACGTATACGTTATGCGATCAATATATACAATACAAGATTTAGACTTTAATTTAAGTCAGTTTGGTATTTTTTTACAAAATGATGCTATCATGCTTCATGTGCATTTACGCTCAAGTGTAGAATCTTTAGGCCGTAAAATTATGTCAGGTGATGTTATTGAATTACCTCACTTAAAAGATGAATATGCATTAGATGACGCAATGGTTGCGTTAAAAAGATTTTATGTTGTACAGGATGTTACTCGTCCGGCAACAGGATTTAGCTCAACTTGGTATCCACACTTGTTAAAATTGAAGTGCGTACCACTGATAGATAGTCAAGAATTTAGTGAAATACTTGATGAGAAACAAGTTGATACACAAGGCAATGATACAAACCAAACCCTACGTGATTTGTTGTCTACCTACAATAGTGCTATCGCAACAAATAATGCTGTGTTAGCCCAAGCAGAAGCAGATCTTCCAAGAAGCGGATATGACACAACTCCGTTTTACGTAGTTCCAACTAATAATCAAGGCCTTGCCGATGTCGAAGATGTTAGTGATACTAATGTAGATGCTACTGCTGAAGGTGCAATTGATGCATCAATGGTATTACGTACTCCTGATCACAACTATTATGTAGGATATATAACCGATGACGGTAAACCTGCAAATGGTGCTCCGTATACATTTGGAATAGAATGGCCAGCAAGACCTATACTAGGACAGATGCACCTACGCACAGACTATTTTCCAAACAGACTGTTTAGATACAATGGTTCACATTGGATTAAATTTGAAGATAATGTTAGAATGGACGTAACCAATACTCCAAAAAACGGTAATCAACAAACACCGAATAGTCAAACAAGACAAACAGAAGTTACCAGCTTTATCAATAACACTACCACTGCTACTATCGGAACCAAGATTGTACAGCAACGTCAGTCATTAAGTAAAGCACTAAGACCAAAGGCGGACAATTAAGATGGAGTTCTTTTATGATGGACAGATAAGACGTTATCTAACACAGTTTATGCGTCTAATGAGCAACTTTAGTTATAAAGATGCCAAGGGAAAAATTGTACAAGTTCCTGTTCGCTACGGTGATATGAATAGACAGGTAGCGCAGATACAAAAGAAGAACAGTGAGAACACTATTCCAAGTGCTCCTTTTATTGCCTGTTATATTAAAGATCTTAAAGTAGCCAGGGCTAGAATACAAGAACCTACACATATCAGCAAGGTACATATCAAAGAGCGAGATTCTTGGTATAATCCTGCTACAGGGCAAGACGAGTACATCAATGTAGAAGGCGAAAACTACACAGTCGAACGATTGATGCCTGTTCCGTATGATTTAACTTTTCAAGCAGACATATGGACCACTAACACAGATCAAAAATTACAGTTAATTGAACAGTTATTAGTGTTGTTCCGACCTAGTTTAGAATTACAAACAACTGATAATTATCTAGATTGGACCAGCCTAAGTACCCTAGAACTCACCGAGATGACTTTCAGCAGTAGACAAATTCCACAGGGTACAGAACAAGATATTGACATTTGTACTATGCAGTTTGAAACACCTATATGGTTAACTACTCCTGCTAAAGTCAAACAGATGGGAATTATTACGAATATTATTACATCAATATTTGTTGAACCAGAAGGCACGCTAAACGCGGGCGGATATCATAATGGTGGAGAAGTCGACTACTTTGCTGGTAGACAAGCAGTATCAGTACAAGGAACGACACTAGGTAACTTGGGAATATTGGTGCTAAACAGCACAGCAAAATTATTAGCGCCTGCTGAAGGTGTTACAAATGATGAAGTCCCTTTCAAATATGGAACAAACATCAGCTGGTTACGAATATTAGATCTATATCCTGGAAAATTTACAGCAGGACTAAGTCAAATTAGAATAAAGAAACCGTCTGGGTCAGAGATAGTTGCACGGATTAGTCTAGATCCTAACGACGAGTCTATCATGCATCTTGATATTGACACAGACACGATACCAGCAAATACGCAAGTTCCCCTGGGTAGTGGTAAAACATACATTGATGCTATCGTTGATCCTACTACCTTTGATCCCGCTAATCCTATTGCAGGTATAAGATATCTAATATTAGAAGATATCAACACAGATCCAAAATTAGACTATGCTATTGCCAACGATACTGCGGCCAAGGCATGGCGAAATGCAGATGCAACATATCTTGTGGCATACGCGAACGATATCGTAACATGGAACGGTTCCCACTGGTCCGTTGTTTTCGATTCGCGCACAGTTACCGATCTCACTTATATAACTAATACTAGAACAGGCATACAATATGTCTGGGATGGCTCCATGTGGGGCAAGAGTTATGAAGGTGAATACCGATCTGGTAATTGGCGATTATTTCTATGAGCAATATAATTTGTAGTGGTGGTATATTTTTAGCAACAGATACTAAAAGATTTTTATTTCTGTTGCGCAATCAAGGTAAAACTGCTGGCACCTGGGGTATCGTTGGTGGCAAAAATGAACCATTAGATGGTACTCCTATTGCTACACTAAACAGAGAAATCACTGAGGAAGTTGGATTCTTGCCAGCAATTGACAAGTATGTTCCTCTTGAACTGTTTACCAGCAAAGATGAAGGTTTTTACTACCACACATATTTGCTGTTAACTAAAGAAGAATTCATACCAAAACTAAATGAAGAACACGTAGGGTATGCATGGTGTGATATAGAGCACACACCAAAGCCATTACACAATGGTGTCCGCGTTACACTTAATAATAAGATCATTAAAGCTAAGATAGATACCGTAATCGATATCTTAACTTGATTTACGTACTACCAATAGGTAGAATCCATTCCACCAAGCGGTTAAATCTTCCTGATTGTTTAGAATTACCTTAGAGTAGACAACATCTAGTCCTGCGGCTTTAATTCCGGCGTCAGTTCCATCAACAACACCTTCCCAGTTGGCATCATCTACTAGAATAAATGCTTCATCGGCAAATATTTTAGAAAAGTATTTGATAGCTTTTGCTGTAGTGTTGGGATCGTGTGGTCCATCATAGAAGAAAAAGTCCACAGGATCGATCTCATCTAGATTAACAGCAAGTAAATCTGATTCATAAACTATGACCTTGTTGTCGCCTTTGAAGCGTTTCACATTGGTGATAAAATCTTCTTTATTATTAGGTGGCATTTCAAAGATGTCATTCGCTGGTTGATAAGTGTCCTGCCATGTATCAATACAAATTACTTCTATGCTGTTGTCTTTCAGTGCGGCACATGCGGTTGCACCCAGCGCACTACCAACTTCTAAGTAGCGTGTAGAATGCTTGGCTAATTTATTAATAAGACTTTCCATTTTCCAGCTTGTTAGCCCAGGAACATCGATGTTTATCATGTCGATGGCACTATTCAATACCGCATCAATAGCCTGTTGTATTCTTGGACTTACTGGTTCGCTTTGTTTTTTGCTTACAACTTTATCGCAGTACTGACATTCCCAGCAGTCGAATTTACAAGTTTTAATTTTTTCACGCCAGATATTGATTGGTTTCTCTACTAGATTACCTTCTTCAATATACTGTTCAAATCCATCAAACAGAATTTCATCACCTTCGATAAATCCTGCAACGATATCAAGTGTTTCGTGGAAGCGTTCGATGCTCTCTCTGCCGTGCATTTT